CCTGACCCGCCTGCGTCAATTTTAGTTTTGTTTACTGCTTTCACATTTACCGCACCCATGATATTTCTCCTTTTCTAAAAGGAATTATTTGTTAGACCTCAACGATGTCAATCTGCACAACGCCGATTTCCTCAAGCCGAGTTGCGCCGATATGCACCGAGTAATACACCTCATGCGCGTAGCTGTAGTTCATGTTCTGGCCGGTACGCACAAAGGGGCCGGTTGCCTCGGCAAAGCACATACGGTCACGATGGAAGGCAAAACACGAACGCGTGGTTGACGAAATCGGCAGACGAGTTGATACAATGAAGGTAAACCCAAGGAACCGGGTGATAGTACCCTCAGTCATAACGGGCCTGCCAACATAGTCAGCATTCGTAGCGGTTGTTTCGCCAAGTAGCGTATCATGTCCCTGCGGAGAGCAGACAAGGAAACGCCCATCAGCAGGAATGTTCTGCTGGTCAAGCATGAATTTCGCATGTCGAATCTTCGCAACAGTCAAACCTGTAGCCGGTGAGCCAACAGCTATCTGCTGACTTGCGCCTGCGAGGGTTGCACTTGAACCGCCGGCAACGCCATAATATGCCGTGCCAAGGGCGGCGGCAATCATAACGTCATCGTAGGTGCGTCCCACAGCAGAACGTGCCGCGAGCGTCATCATACTTTTCGGGTCGGAGATAATCTTCAGGTCATCTTCTTTGGCAAGCACACGGTTGTCATGCTTGTCAATCATTGCGCCCATGCGCCGACCGAACAGCGGATCATTGCGTGGGGTTGCAGGCGCACGACCGATGACATCTTCCATTTCCCACTGACCGATCTGGTCCTGAAAGAATACTTCGCCGTTTACGCCTGATTTGCGGTAGAAATGCGGGTACAGCAGGCTTGAACTCTGCTGTGCGGTAGGCATGATGTTCTTCGAGAACACCTTCCCATAAATTACACTTTGTGTATCAGCCATTGTTAGGTCTCCTGTTCCAAGGTTTTATTTAACAAACGTATTTCTGTTTACTGTTTGTTTCGGCGGTTGTCCTTGAAACAGGGCCGACCTTCACAAACCTACACAAAGCGCAGGTCTATAAAAGATTGTCTGCTTGTACTGCTTGAGCTTTCATGCTTCGTTCTGACGGGCCAAACGGTTATCTGCCGAACTCTGCAATCTGCTCTAACTTAAACATCTCCTCTACTGCCGCATTGTGTGCGTCAGGGTCAACATTATTCCAATATGGATGATTCAGGTTGTTGCGGATTTCATTAATCTTTGCCTGTGCTGACGAGCGCGTCAGGTTGCTTGCCTTTGCTTCAAACGTACCGATGCGATGTTCAGCAAACTGGCCGGCAATCTCAATCATCGTTGCCGCAAACTCTGGGTCGGTTTTTATCATGCTCTTAATGCGCCCTGCAACTTCGGGCGACTTGGCAAACTGGTCAGCGACCATTTCAGCAGTTGTCATTTTTGGCTCAAAGTCCTCACCGAGTTCACTTCTCAACGCCTGCTCTGCCTTGCCACGCGCTTCCTTCTGCTGCGCTTCATACCGCTGCATGGTTGCCTGCGCGTCTTTTAAATAGCCCTGCTCAACGAGCTTTGCCTGTTCTGGGGTCAGATGCGCTTCGTGTGCGATGTTCTTAAACACATCCTGCTTGTACCCGATTTCAGATGCCCACTCGCTCGGTGCGTCAAGCTCGTATTTGTCTGCCGACTCTGGCACGCCAAGCTCACGATAGAACCGTGCGACATCATCCGGGTCATCAGCTTTCGGTCTTGCAATCTTTTCTCGCCCGACAAGTTTCTCTTGGTTGACAAGCGTCTTGGCAATCGTGTCGAAGTCTGCGTTTTTGAACTTCTCAAATGTCGGGTCTTTTTGGTACTCATCGCTCAGGCCAGAATAAAACACGCCGAGCTCAGGCGCACCGCTATCGCCGGCGCCTTCACCACTCTGTTCCATCTGTTGTTCCTGTTGCCCTTCTTCGTTCATCTGTTCTTCCATGCCTGTCCTCCTTTGTAATTTTGGGCCTGCCTTGATGCTTGCATGTGTTCAATGACAGGTTTTCCGTGATGTGCCATCGAATCAAATATTTGTGTGTACGATGGCGGTAAATGAAACACGCTATAGCGTCCGCTATTTACTACATCCTCAAATGCTACCTGTGCAGTAAGATGGTCAGGATAGCGTTCTTCCTGCCTTGCAATCCATTCCTCAACAAGTTTACGTCCCCGTTCGTTATTCTTGATAAATACCGTTCCACACAATACTTCCTTACCATCTTTTACGTGAAAAGCGCATGTTTCCTGTATCGTGTCGAATAGTGCCGGATATTGCCTAACCCTTGCATCTACATCAAGATATACAAGATCATCTTCCGTTTCGTCCATACTTGCAAGAATATGATGAGGTATGTTCATACCATTAGTAACCCACCCACCAAAGTCATCATAAACAGTCATTTCTATCGGCTTTCCACCAAACTCAAGAACACTCTGCACAAGTTCTTCAGCATGTTTGGTGTACCATTCATCGGGCGTATGCCATGCAATGTAATGCCATTTATTCACGACTCATCCTGCCGCTTGTATATTTCAGGTTGCTCCAATCGAGCGCAACGCTTGGGTCGTGCTGCATCTGCCCTTCACCGCTTACAACTTCAATAGAGCCAACCTCAACAACGTCACCGCCACCATCTGCCTGCGTTACTTGCAGACCTTCAATCACCTGAACCTTTTTCGGCTTATGCACCGTCTTTTTAATCGGCGGTCGTCCTCTTTTCTTTTCCATCAATGTCCTCCTTTGTGTTTTTTTAAATATTCTTCAGCTTCATCTATATTGTTAATATCCTGTTACAGGGTGATCCTATTTGGACATTTCTCGTTTTATGTCGTCGGCAATCCTGCGCTGCTGTTCGGTTGGTGTGCCTGCACTTGGATCATCGGACAAAATTCTTGCTATGATGGTTTCCCTAATATCCTGAATGTTTTTACTGTATGATTTAAACCGCCTCTCCTGTTCTGGGGTTAGTTCAAAAAACGGGCGATGCTTGAGGTTCCGCATAAATATTCTTGCACGTTCATTTTGCACAATAGCGTCTTTTTCTTTTTTCGATAAAGACGTATAGGGGTTAAGAATTACCTTGTCGTCGCTTGTCGCCATGCCACCAACATGCCGGTTTTGTCTAAAGTAATCAATCTCGGACTGATACGGCACCCTGATGTCGTTCTGTTGTTTGTTTTTTTGGGCGAGCAGATAGCGATCAGCTTCCTGCTCTGTGTTAATGCCGATGTCTTGCGGGTCTTTTTGAGTTAATTCCATAAAAATTTCCATCCATGCCGTAGGATGGTTTGGCGATTTTAGCCATTCTCCCTTTTTGTTTTTACTATGCCAATGGTACATATTATCGTGTTTATTGATAGATGGTCTTTCGCCAGAACGTATTGCATTTGGCAAATCATAGTCATCATTGAACAGTTGCTTGTCTGCAAATTCTTGTATGCTCATCTTTGTTCCTGATAAGCGATGCAAACCCTTAAGCCATTTTCCTTCTGGAGTTGATTCATCTAAAAGGAGCTTATGAAACTTAAAATACTCAGCATCATCTTTCAGGCCTGTTGCTTTCCAGTTTTTTGGTAAACGATCTCTGATGCTTGACATCATTATGCCTTAAAATTAGCGTCCCACAATTCGATTGTTCTCAGAAAATCTTCAGGCCGTTCATTCACAGATCGCTTAAACAGGTCAATCAGGCATACAGCGGCCCTGAAACCCTCATTCCTTTGTAAGTCCTTGCTCGGAAGCGGCACATAATAGCCGCCTGTGAACTTCAAAAACTCAAGCAGCTTCTCTCCTTCAGGCATTGCAAGCAGTTTGAGTGCCGACTGCCTTACGTCAAGCAAATACTGCTGCTGTTGAGTAAACTGTTTTTCAGCCACCCTGTTGAGCCTTTGCCATATTGCGTTCTGCGGTTGACATATTCTTGGCTACCTGCGATGCGCCCGTAGCCGCTGCCATTTCTTCCTGTGCCTGCTGCTGCTGCGCTGCGGCCTTAATGCTCTCCATTGCTTCATCATCGTCACGGCGTATAGTCGGGTCTGCGCCAGTGATATTCCACACAGCATCAATCGCCTTGAAGGTATCAATCTTGTGGATCACAGTCGGGTCGAACTGCGCTATCTGACCGGACATTGCAAGGGCTACCTGTAGTGCCTGCATATCGGTTGACTTCTGTGCCAGTGCCAGAACGCTTGTAAACTCAATCTCATAGTTCGGATTTTGAATAAGTTCACCCGGCAACTCAGGAAGCCTACCAGCCTTATACAACTTCTCAAGCGTAATGCGTGTTATGCCCTGCAACACATTCATGTATCTGCCGACCGCAGGGCCGAGAATCGTCATTTCCTCGTTTGCCTTTTCGATAACCTCTGCTCTGGTCATTTCCTTCGTGATGTTTTTGAATGCACGGAAACTGTTGTAAAACAGGTGTTCACGCATATTTTCAACACGCTTCTCAAGCATCAGCTCATTTACCTTAATATCTCCCCACCCGCCAAGCGGAAACACGCCATCTTTGCCTGTTAGCTTCGTCGGGTCGTATACATTAGGCGCAAGCGGATTCAGGTTCAGGGGTGCAAGAAACGAGCCGCTTGGGAACGCAATGGCGGGGAGCGACTTCTGCTGTGCGCTCAAAAGCTCCGTCTTGCCCATCACCTGCAAATAGCGTGCATCCATAAGGGCGCACATGGCCGGGCTATACCCGTAAGGAGAACCGAGCCGTGTATAAAACCTGTGGGTAAAACATGGTAATGTTTCGTAACCAGACGTAAGCACTTCCTTTTTCTCCGCAACCTCAACCCATCTTGCGGATATTGGCATACTTTGTGCATCGCTCTTATTCGGGTTACGGTTATAGCGTGGCCCTATGTACAGGAGGAAGTCATATTTTTTATTCGGATTAACCTGTTTTGTATCAAAGGCTTCCTGCAGCGGCTTGGAAACCTTATTGTACCCGAATCGTTCAACGGCCTGTTGTGCTGTAAACTCAAACAAAATGTAGTACTGATTTACCCTGCGCCGTGAATCCTCGACAATCCAGACCTGTTTCATCGGAAGCGTGTAAAACCTAACGATGTCTTTTGAATCTTCCTCGCACAAAAAGTTCGCTGTACCGAAAATAGAGCTTTCTTTGTAGAACGGCATTGCCTGTTCGTAGAAATTGCTTTTCGCTAACGCGTAGAATACTTCTTCTTCTGCTTCCTTATACCATTTCCGCACAGCACGTTTTGTGTTCAGCACATTATCTTTGTGCCTGAAACCCATCCAATGTCCGCTCATGGGGGTCATGTAGTTTGATATGCCTGCAGGCAGAACATTAGCTACAAGAAGTGGGGTTGAGTCATAGAGGCTTGAGAAAGACAACTCACCCTGCGGGTCGAAATACTGATTGATTTCGTCAGCTTCAATATAGAAGTTATCGTGAATGGTCTGGCAGTAGGAATCCCAAGCGCCACGATCACCACGATACCGCTCGAAGTTAAAGCAAAGCTGCTCAACGGTCAAATCAGCTTTTTTTTTGTCTGCCATATTACTGACCCATCTTTGTTTTAAGTTGGGTAGCACCGCCGCCTATACCAAGCGGGGAAGTGAACATTGTTTCGCCCTTGGTATCAAGCTGTGATGCAGCGGCAACCCTGCGCTTCTCTGCTTCTCTGGCTGCTTTTGCCTCAATTTCCCTCGCAGACGGTACGGCATCTTTCGCCCGTTTTGACTGATAGTAGCCGTATACTGTGTTTGCTAACGAAAGAGCTGCTGTTATCGTTGTTGCAATGCCCATATCATCACCTTTTCTGTAAACAGTAAAAATTCACATCTCCTATGGCTTGAGAAAACTCAAAGCCAAGCCGCCGCGTAAGGATGCGCCCCTGGGCATCGTTTTGCTCGTAGGCGCAGAAAATTTTATCGGAATAGTTCAAGAAGGTTTCTTTGATGACTTTTCGCACAACGCTTAATGCAAGGAACATTTTTAACCCTTCATTACATGCGTCTAGAAGGTAGAAGCCGTTTA